TGGGAACACATTCCAATACATTCACAGGAAGGTGCTGTCGTTGGTTCAACAAAAGTATGGCGTGGACCTGGTAGTTTCCGTTTTAGAAAAGCAGATGACTTACATTGGTTAGAACTTGCTAAAGACAAAGATGGAAATGAAATACCTTGTTGGAGTATTTTTTATATGGGACGTAAACAAAAGGAATGGGGATTTGTACGTTTCGTATATGGTAACTCAGGTAACGAATGGGCCAATGCAGGTTACAGATGGGTTCATAATGAAGAATACTTGAACGAACGGGAGAATAACATTGGATAGAACATCTTACTTTGGCGGACTTATAATAACATACGATAACGTGTTTACACCTAATACTATAGGTGCTCTTGAAAAGAATATTCAAGATGTTCCGTTTAAGTGGGGTACGAGAGACAATCCAGATCAACCACCTACAGGATTACAATGCTTTGACTTTGAGCCTACTCATTCATGGCAAACTTTATGGAACGTAGTTAATGAAAAACTAAAAGACCTTGAAGGATTAGAATACCGTAGAAGTAACTTAAACTTTTTTGCAACAGGCGAAGATGCATACTATCACAAAGATGATTGTGATTGGACATTGCTTTATTACTGCAATACATCATGGAAGCCTGATGATAAAGGAGAAACAAAGTTCTATATTACTAAAGATGATCTTGATGGATATAAACTTCAAGATATACAAGGAAACACAGATCCATTGGTGTTAAGTATCGCACCAATACCAGGCAGGTTCTGTTTCTTTAAGAGTAGCATTAATCATAGTGCTACAGGATTTAGAAACACTGCAAGATTTGTTCCTGCACTTAAATTTGTTGAGGCAGGTAAAGGCAACGGTACTGGAATAATTGTTCAACAAGGTAATCAAGACGTATTACAAATTAGGAGAAACTATGGTTAAGAAGCATTATTATACTTGGACTGACGTAGAAAATATGTGTCAAAGTATTATAAATCAGATGTACAAGGACGATTGGCGTCCTGACTATATTGTAGGCATTACACGAGGTGGTAATGTTCCTGCAACTATTATTAGTAACATGACAGGAATACGTTGCGAAGCACTTAAGGTAAGTTTACGTGATGGAGAGAAAGGTGGCTATAATGATAGTGCCGCCTGGATGGCCAGTGATGCATTTGGTTACAATGAAGATACCACAGGTACAACAACTAAGGTTGCAGGTTCAAGATGGGATCCAAGTTTAAGAAAGAAGATACTTATTGTAGATGACATCAACGATACTGGTGCTACATTTAATTGGATTAAGAATGATTGGCAAAGTGGTTGTTTGCCACAAGAAGATGTTGCCTGGAATGCGGTATGGGGAAACAGTGTAAAATTTGCTACACTTACAGAAAATTTAGCCAGCAACTTTAGCCAGGTGAGTTATAGTTGTCATGAAGTTAACAAAGCCGAGGAAGACGTCTGGTTGGTTTATCCTTGGGAAAACGTAGGAGTATATTAAATGCAATTTAACGAAACACCATGGAAAGATGTTTTACTTGATGCTAAAGGTTTTACAGTTTTTAAAGACAAGTATCCAGTAACAGAAGGACATCTTCTTTTTGTACCGAAAGAGCAGTCTTGGCAAGATATTGTTAAGTGTTGGGAAGCGGCATATAAATGGGGTTACGATTGGGTTGAACGTGGCTACTGTGATGCTTTTAATGTAGGACAGAACGTTGGAGAAGAAGCAGGACAAACTGTTATGTATCCACACGTACATTTAATTCCAAGACGCAAAGGCGACATGTCTGATCCTAAAGGCGGTGTACGTGGAGTTATTCCTAATATGCAAAAGTATACAATTTCAAATCCTAAACAACCAGATTTATTTCTTGAAGGAGATTGCGTATAATGAGAACTGCCGTTATAGGTTGTAGTCATAGTGCAGGATATCAATTCCCTGCTCCCGATGGTATACGTGACCGTTGGAATGATAACAACTGGGCGGAAGTTTATATTAACAATCAAAACAAGGACGGTGTGATATTTGCTTGTCCTGGTAGAGGTTGGTATGATTATAGTGAGCGTCTTGCTTTCTTGTTTAAAAAGTATGACGACATTGACGAAGTTGTTATACAACAAACATATTGGAATCGTTATAGATTAGGATTTAGTAATCCTTGTTATTACGAAAACATTATTCCACTTGATGCTCATATGATGCAAGAAGAAACAAAAGGACGTATTGATTGTTATAATATTAATATGTGGAATGACGAACTTAAAAGTTTTGATGGCGGACGTATAACTATGTCTGGTGATTATGCAATACAACCAACATTAAGTATGAAGTTTGATCCGTTTGATTTAGTTGAACCAAACTTACAACAGGAAGGTTACCAAAGAGTAAAAGCATGGTACGAAGTAATGACTGTTGTTAATCAAAGACAGTTTTTCAAAGAAGTATATCTTTGGAATCAAATGTGCAAAGAAAACAACGCGGTGTTAAAAATCTTTGCCATAAACGACCAGACTTGGCTACCTAAAGATCTAAATATCATTGGGAACGTACAAGCGGACGTATCAGAAAAAACTGCAACACAGTTTTTATTAACCAAGGGTGAATTACAAGACTTTGTAGTAGATGATGAGCATTTCAATTTAGAAGCACATACTCTTATTGCAAACGAATATATCCCTAACATGAAAGGAAGTTTATGTTGAAACAAGTAATGATAGATGCGGCAAGAAAACATGCAGAAGCAGAGATTGACTTGCACAAGGCTAATATCGAAGTGTACATGCAACAGGTAGTTGGAATTGGTGAACACTCAGATATTATTGAGACCATCCAAAAGGAATTGGATAAAATGGCTCAGGCGCACGATCGTTTAGAAATGCTCAACAAATACTTTGGTTAAATCCATATATAAAGTGTTTGACATTGATCTAAATATATCGTATAATATAATACAACTAAGACAGGCAATCCACTGCCTTAACATCGGAGAAGTAAATGAGTAAAGTAGAAGAAATAAAAGCAAAACTAAAAGAGCAAGGTATTCGTTACTGGGCTAATGATAATATTAGCGAAGTACTCGAAGAAGGTGACAAACAAGCACTTATCGAAGAGGCAATTCCTGCTTTTGAAAACGTATTGCAAAAACTGTTAATTGATACAGAAACAGATCCTAACAGTATGGATACTGCAAGACGTATGGCTAAAATGTACATTAATGAGATTATGGCCGGACGTTATGATAAGATGCCTAACCCAAGTGCATTTCCAAACTACATTGAAGGTGGTTATGAAGGTATGTTGGTAGTAAGGAGTGAACTTACAAGTTTATGTTCACATCATCACCAGACTGTTAAAGGAGTAGCATACATTGGTATCATTGCAGGTCCGAAACTTTTAGGTCTTAGTAAGTACACAAGGATCGCACAATGGTGTGCAACACGTGGAACATTGCAAGAAGAACTTAATGTTATGATTGCAAATGCAATACAAAAAGAAACAGGTAGTGAACACGTTGGTGTTTATGTACAAGCAACACATGGTTGTTGTGAGAACAGAGGTATTAAAGCACATAGTTCTTTAACGCAGACTACTGTATTACGTGGAGCATTTAAAGACGATCCAGCAACTAAAAAAGAGTTTATAGACAACGTAAAACTGCAACAACAGTTTGCTTGTTAGGAGGCTCTTATAATGACAACTGAGAAGAAGTATTATTACAGTGAGATATTTCACTCCATTCAAGGTGAAGGACACTATACTGGTGTTCCGACAGCATGGATTAGATTCTTCTTGTGTAACTTACAGTGTAGCGGCTTTGGTCAAGTAGATCCAACTAACCCGGATACATATGACCTGCCGTTCCTGGATTATGACGTAAGCCAAGTAAAAAGAGTTGAAGACTTACCTGTATGGGAAAAAGGTTGCGATAGTTCTTATACTTGGGCAAAGAAGTATAAACACTTAATGGGACAAGAAACTCCTACTGTATTAGCAAATAAGATTGTTGATATATTAAAAACAGATAGCAATCCAGAAGGATTGTTTCTTCATCCTATGAGTAAACAAAGACAACACTTATGTTTTACTGGCGGTGAACCTTTAATGGTTACAGGACAGGCGGCAAGTGTTGGAATATATGAAGAACTTGAAAGACAAGGTAACTTGCCTGATAGCATGACGTTTGAAACTAACGGCACACAGAAGTTAAGAGATCCATTTAAAGAATGGGTAAAAAGAATTAATGAAGAAGTATTCTTTAGTTGTAGTCCTAAATTATGGACAGTAGCAGGTGAAGAAAGTAAAAAAGCAATTATTCCAGAAGTAGTTGGCGAATATGCAGAACTATCTAAAGCAGGACAATTAAAGTTTGTTGTTGGTTCTGAACAAAGACAATGGGATGAAATGGATTCTGTTATAGAAAAATTTAGAGCAGAAGGCGTTGAATGGCCTGTATGGGTTATGCCTGTAGGAGCCAGAGAAGAAGAGCAAACTGCAACGGCAGGTGATGTTGCAAAGATGGCTTTTCAGAGAGGATATAATGTGGCGGCACGAGTACACGTTTACTTGTTTGGTAACGCCATAGGAACATAATATGATATTTTGGTTAGGATTTACTGTTATGGTATTGAACGAAGGGTTCGTGATCATGCGACACGTACACCCTTGGTTTGCACATAAGAGAGAAGCACTAATAGCCAAGTATGGAAGTAATTGGAAACGTTTCCATGCCTTATTAGATTATGTATGGATAGGTGGTGTTACGTTAGGTATGGCGGTAGACATTGCTAACTGGAAGTTATATTTCACAGTGCTGGCAACCTTTTGGACGGTTGTAGGCGTAAGTGTGTATCTTCCATTACTTGTTAAGAAGTTAACAAAGAAAAAAGTAAAAGTCGATAATGATGTACATTTACATTCAGACGGTTTATATCCATATAAAGAAATGAACGAGGCACGTGACGAAGTGAAACGTAAGAAGAAAAACAAAAACAAGCAACTTGACGAAGATGCTATTAGAAAGGCAGGATGGTGAATATGTTAGATAAAATGAAAGACATGTTAGGCATGAAAAAGGCTACAAAAGGAACTGAGCTCTCGCATAGAGATCTTATGTTAAAAGAAAAAGAAGCGGCAACTAAGGCTAAGAAACCTTGGGTTGGCGTACTTGATACACAAGTAAACAAAGATAATATTAAAAATGGTTTCTTTGAACTTGACTGGAACAACGAGTTTATTGAGCAACTGCTTGATGCTGGTTACAAAGGTGAGTCAAATGAAGAAATTGTTGACCTGTGGTTTAAAGACCTCGCAAGAAATGTACTTGCAGAAGAAGGCATGGACACTACAAGAGGTGCAGGTTATATTAACACAACAAAAATAAGCAAAGATAAATCGGAGGTAAAATGATAATTGAATATTTAGATACCGCAATAATGATTGCAGGAGTATTTTTTCTATATAAGATTGCAAGAAATTTAAGAATGATACTAAAAGAAATGTGTCATATCGGAAAGAAGATTAAGTAATGAGTATTGTAAGAATTAAAAGTTTTCATCCATTAACAGAGTTTGCACCAAGTTGGAATATTCCTCTTTGGTTAACAAACTGGACTGACCATGAGCATGTAGATGCCATTAAAAAATGGATAATTGATAACGAGAAGACTATCTTAGATTACGAATATACCTCAACAGGTGGTACAGGTCTAAGCAAAGATCATATTACAACACGTTTTGGAAAGTATAACTTACTATCACAAGACGATCCTGCATTTAATGAACTGCTAACGTTTTTAAGATATTCATATATTGAGTACGTGCAAACTGCACAACTTGAACTTAAAGACTTGCAAATTGTATGTTGGGCAAACATTCTTAAACAAAATGAAGCAATGGAACCGCACTCACATGGTGCTCAACCAGATTCTTACTTGAGTGGAAATATGCATTTGGAAGATTATTCAACTGCAACATTTTACAGAAGTTGTTATGATCCTGAATCAAAACTTGGCTTACCAAATAAAAAAGGTGGCTGTGTAATGTTCCCGAGTAGCACACAACACTATACAGGTGAGCATGATTCAAAAGATCCAAGAGTTAGTGTAGCATTTGATTTAAGATTAACGGGTTCATTCAATCACGAAGAAATGAATGCCATTCCGTTTATGAACAAAGAAGTGCTAACCAAAATACAAGAAAAGTATAAAGCACAAGCAGAAGCAAATAAACAGGTTGACAACAGTACTAAAAAGTAGTATAATAACACTATATTTTATTACAAGAGGACAACTAAATGACATACATACTCGTTGATACTGCTAACACATTTTTTCGTGCAAGACACGTAATTCGTGGTAACCTTACAGATAAGGTTGGTATGGCTTTTCATATTACACTTGCTGGTGTAAGAAAGGCTTGGCAGGACTTTGATGGGTCGCATGTTGTATTTTGTTTAGAAGGTCGTAGTTGGCGTAAGGACTTTTATGAGCCGTACAAGCGAAATAGAAGTGATGCACGAGCGGCGGCTACTCCACAACAACAAGAAGAAGATGAAGTGTTCTGGGAAATGTTTGATGAGTTCAAAGATTTCGTAGGTAATAAAACTAATTGTTCTGTATTACAACATCCTGAACTTGAAGCAGATGACTTGATTGCAGGTTGGGTACAAGCACACCCTAATGATAATCATGTTATTGTTTCAACTGATGGCGACTTTGCACAACTTATTGCTCCTAACTGTAAACAATACAATGGTATTCAAGACATGACTATTACACATGAAGGTTACTTTGATAAGAAAGGTAATCGTGTTATAGATAAGAAAACTAAGGCAGAACGTCCTGCACCTAATCCACAATGGTTATTGTTTGAAAAGTGTATGCGAGGTGACACAAGTGATAACGTGTTCAGTGCATATCCTGGTGTAAGAGTAAAAGGTACAAAGAACAAGGTAGGCTTAACAGAGGCGTTTGCTGACAAGGATAGCAAAGGCTACAACTGGAATAACTTGATGTTACAACGTTGGGTAGATCATAATGGTGACGAACATAGAGTATTAGATGACTATACTCGTAACGTAACACTTTGTGATTTGACTGCACAGCCAGATAACATTAGAAGTATTATTGATAGTGTAATCAAAGATGCTACAGTAGAGCCTAAGGCAATTACACAAGTAGGTATTAAACTTATGAAGTTCTGTGCTAAACACGACTTGGTAAAAGTAGGTGAACAAGTACAGAGTTATAGCGAGCCATTAAAT